TTCTTCTAAAATACTATTTATTTGATATAATAAACTCCCAGAACCTAAAACAGATGTATTTGATTGAAGGGTTGTTAAATTTTGATATGGAGTAGAATTATTTATTTGATCTTGAATATTTAAATTAAAATTAGGACCACTTATATATTCTAATTCTTCATTAACTGAAAAAATTGTTATTAATTCAATTTGGTAAGCTTGAGATTCAGCTATTTGTTCAACAACCCAACATTGTGTATTAAATGTAAATTCATTAGGTAATGGTTCATATAATTTAATTAATATTGTTGGATCATTTGGGTTAGTATTATCTAATGCTATATTATTAGCAATTACTAATTTATTGTCTCCAAAATTCAAATAAAAATCTAAATATGAACCGACAGAGTTAGCAATTTGAAGAGCTAATTCTGTTGTTAAATCAACTAAATTACTATTTAAGATCTTAGTAGTATTTAATCTTAATTCAGTTCTATCATTACTTATATCCTGGATATATAAAGTACTGTTTGGGGATGAGGATAATTTTCTTTTTAAAAAATTATATATAGTATAATATTGACCTTCTTCAAATCCTTGTGATTCTAAATCCAATTGAGGATTAATTATCACACTCTTATCTTGAATAGTATATCCAGGATATCCAGATGTATTACTAAATAAAATATTTTGATTTAAATCTAATATAAAATATTCTAAATAATCTTCTGATGGATTAAAATTTATATCTTGAGTAGAATTTGAAATTAGATTTTCATCTTCTGATGAATAGTTTTGAAGCTGAAGAGTATTAGGATCTATATTTTGTATGTTAACTATCTTATCCATTATATTTGGGAACCAGAAATTTGTAATTCTATTATTTGTTGGTTAAGTTCTAAATTTTGCTGTTGTAAACTATTTATTTCTTCAATAAGAGCTTGAATATTATCATTTATTTGATCAGAGCCTATATATTCAGAACTAGTTTTTATAATATACTCATGAGAATTTGTTTCTCCAAATTTAGGAATTTGTAAAAATATTTGTTCATAATCTTGAAAAAACTCTTCAACTGAAATTGTTGGAGTAGATAATGGGGAATTTGCTGGGATGGTGGTTGCTAATTGAGAAAATTTAGTATCAATAACTTTTTCATATTGATTTTTTACATATACTTTTTTATTTAAATTTAATTTTTCCATTATCCATTAATTATTTTAAAATAATAATCATTATCTAATATAAACGTGCTTCCATTTATTATGGTTTTAATTAAAATTTTATAATATCTTTCAGGTTGTAATCCATTCATGTATAAAGTAAAAAAACTACTATTTTCATCTTTACTTAATTGAGTATATGTTGTATCAAAATCTATTACATATTCATTGGTATCTAGATCCTTTATAGCGTAACATGATTCATCTGGTAAATAATAATTTTGAACAAAATATGAAGCTGTTTGAAATGTTCTAGCAGGATATTCAGGGCGAGAGTATACTCTAAATTTGTTGATACTTTCCAAATAAAATGTTCCCGGGTTTTCTCCAATTGTAACCACAAAAGGAATAGTATCTATAGTGGTTAATGTAGAAGAACCAGTATTAAAAGTAGTATCTACCCATTTAAATTCTAAATATGGAGGATATATAGTATGAGTATCAATTGAAAAATATTTCATTTTCGGTTGAACATCCTCATTATCAATAAATTCAGTTTTTTGTTTAACTATAAAACCATCATTTTCGATAGAGGAACTATACCAAGCATCAACAATATTTTTAACATTAATATTAATATCTTTATCTGTATAATATCCGAATGTTTGAGAACCACTTAAAGATTGAGTTACATACCATGTAGCTCCTCCTGGATCTACTGATGGTGAGTATGAGCCTGTTGATCCAGAAGCAAATGAACTAGTAGTCCACTTAATACCTCCTTGGTAGTCTCTCCAAATCCAGCTTGCTCCATTTTGTATTTCAGGAATAGATTTATATCTACCAGTTCCCATATTCCACGATTGAGAAATAGGATATGCTTCTATTATTGTATCAGAATTTAAAGCAGTAACATCAGCAACAAAACATCTTAAATTAGATTGCCATTGAGAACTTGATATTATATTATCTATAATATCTGAAATTTCGGTTGATGAAAATTTAATTAAAAAACGACTTGTTTGTGGGGCAGGAGTTCCTATATCCCCAACCTCTAAAGATGTTTCTAAAATTTCATCTAATCCAGTATTCATTTCTGGGAGGATTGAGTATAATGTGGTATCTTGAATTGGGAAAATTTTATAAATTGCCATTTTTAATTATTATTAAAATGAAACAGTTCTACCCGAAATATCTGTGGATGGGTATTTTATTTCAAAAATCATAGGATCTATAGATGGATATATTATATTATTTTGAGTAGCTCCTGGTATATCATAAGCATATTGAGAATATCCTAAATTAGTTCCTACTTTATTAGTTATGTTAATATTTTTAACTGTTTGAACTCCTTCTATTTTATCTAAAAGAATATATAGATCTCTTAAAATAATTGGTTGGTTAATTTGCCAATTAGATATATTAAAATATGTTTGAAGAGCAGTTATACAATTAGTTAAAACCTCATTACTTACAAAATTTGGAAGAATTATTATATCAAAATTAATTCCTATATTAATAACAAATGCATCTTTAATATTAATAGCATCTCCCACCATTTTATATGATGATAAATATGTTATTAAATTTTGTTTTAATGTTGAGGATGATGATACTAAATTATTATTATTATTATAAGTTAACACATATAAATCTAATACTCCTTTAGATTCACCTAAAAATGTATTTTGTAATTTAGTAGGTTCGATGTATGCTTTAGCAATATTTCCATATTTAGCGGGCATGCTTAAAGATCTAATTAAATAATCATTAGGAGTTACATTTCGTAATTGTGAAGCAAAATTTGCTGAAGAATTTTGTCTTATTTCTTCAATTGAATCTCCATCACCTCCCCCACTAGCTGCTTCAGGATTTGTAATTGCTAAAGAAGAAAAAATATCATTTGCTGTATTTGTATCTAAATTAGAATTTAAAAATTCTATGTTTCCATTTAATCTAGTTAATGTATTTGAGGATACATTAGATATAATTCCTCCTCCTGTTAAATATCTAACAGTTAATGTAGTGTTTGATGGGGCTATCCCATATGTATCTGTAAAAAGAAAATTGGAAGGAGAATATGCTGTGGTAAGTTTGGTTTTTTCAAATGGTAGTCCAATACCTACATTATCAGGATTAGGAACTATATCTTCATCAACATCTGAGGTTGTACCTGATCCAAATTGAATTTGGAATGTGTTTGAATTTTTGAAACGAGTACTAAATCTGCGTTGAACTTTTTTTAGTTTTAAAAGATACGGAGCATCTTCACTGTTTTGGGATAAATTAGGATCATTTATATTAGTATTTTTAATAGAATCATATATCATTTCTTGACCTAAATAATCTACTTCATACCATTCATTTCCTTCACTATCTATAATATCTAATACCCCAATTAAATTATTAGCATTAATTTCAACAGTTGAGAATTTAACCGGAGATCCAAAAGTAAAAGTTGTAGTATTAATAGTAGATGAAATTGATTTTCGAGATTTTTTTAACAAAAAATATACAGGATTACCATTTGAAATTTCATATATAGTAATTTCTGTAGGATCTAATGAACTAGATACTGAAAAATCAATCGGGTCTTCAATTAAAAATGAAACTCCATCTGAAGATATGGCTGTTGAATTTTGATTTATATATAAGGCATAATCAAAATCGGGTATATATTCTGATCCTGAAATCTTAGATGGTACTTTTTGGTAAAAATCAATATTTGTTGTTGCAACTCCTGTTACTTTAGGTTTATACCCAAACATATATGCTAATTCAAATAAATTATTTGATTGTCTTGCAAATTGTAAATAATTTTCTTGAACTTGGTTATCAAGATAAAATGATAAAACATCTCCAACATAAGATGCCATCTCTATAAACATCATTCCTGGGGAAGCAGGACTAAAATCATTATATGTTGTTGGAAAATAAGTTTTGGCATAGTCAATTAGACTTGCTTTAAATTCATTAAAATCCTTATTTAAATATTTTATATTTTTGTTTGCAGCCATTATTGTCCAAATGTTATTTCTACCTGATCTGTTATACCAGTATTTATTATGTTATAAAATAATTGTATATTAATTTCATTAAAATCAGGATATTGTAATATATTTAATTCATTAACTTGTATATTAGTAAAATATTGATTAATTAATAATTGAATATTTTCTTTTAAAGAATCTAAATTGTCTGAGTTTATTTGTTCAAATATAAATGCCCTTAGATTAGCTCCAAATTGATTATTTAAATAACGTTCAGTTTGGTTAGTTAAGAAAAAATTTAATAAATTATTTCGAATAGCATCTTTGGTAGTATATGTAGAATAAAATACTCCAGGAGCATTAAAAGGAATAGATATCCCCACAGCAGTACCTGGTTTTTGATCTAATGGAAAAATTCTTTTTGCACCAAATGCCATTTTGTTTATTTTATTAAATTCATTATTTGGTCAATTCCTAATTGACCTTCAGGTAAAGAACCATTAACAACATCTACATTCCCATTTATTTTAAATTCTCCTTCTAGCCCATTTTTAGGACCTCTAGCTATATCACTTAAAATATCCATATATGCCTGTTTAGTATTTATAACTGGGGTTAGTTTTTGGGACATTGAACCAAAATCCATTGTTCTGGTCTTAGAATCTAAAGATTCATTTATAGGTTGTTTATTTGATCTAACTGCCTCTAAAAGAATATCTCGCATTTCTTCTTGAAATACTTCTTTTACTGCTTCTTTAATAAGTTGTTTTAAAATATTAGTTTTCATTTGTTATAAATATTTAATTAATTAGCTTTTAAATCACTATTATCAATAATTAGTTTAAGTTGTTGTATTAAAATTTGGGGGGATGATGTAAAAGAGGAAGGGGTTTGAAGTAATATAATATTTGATGAGTTTTTTGCTACTGCTTTCTTTTTATTAACTGTTGGAGAAAATGGTTCTTCAATTATTTCTAATATAAACCCTTGATATACTGAAGAATCCATATTTTGAGATTGATTTTCGGCTTCAGTATATTGTTGATTAATTTTATCTACAATATCATTCACAGGGGTTAGAGTTGATGATTTAATCCCACATTGTAATAAATACTGATCTATAATTTTGAATAAATTTAATATTTTGAATATAGTATTATTAGCATAATCTAATGCTTCTGATATAGAAGTTATTTGGTTTTTAAGAGTTTGTATTTTAGGATTTAAAAATTCTACTGTATCTTTTGCTATATTTATACCTGCGGGGATAGCCCCTGGAGCAAGAGGAATAGCTGCTAAAGCTATATTTGATGCTATTCTAGCTTTATCTACTGTATTTAAGGTAGTTGATAAAGTATTAACTACTGGAGTAAGGGTATTTATTGGTTTACTTAATAAATCTATAGTTTTAGATATAGAATTTAATGTATTAGTTAAATTGTTTTTTAAAATAAGAATTTCTTGTAATTCTGATTGAGGAAGGCAACTTCCAGGTAATTGCATATTAGGTTGACCTAAATCTTTTATTCCTATTCTGTCAGAAATTTGGGATATAGGTGGAATTAATTGATTAATAAGTTTTTGAGCATTATCAATTATTAATAATGGAATTCTGTTTTCAGACATTACCTAGTAATTAAATTAGTTAAATTAGTTTGGTTTTGAAATTGTAATTTTTGTCTTTGTTCTTTTAAAGTATTTTCATTTATACTCAATATATTTTCAATATTTATAGTATTATCAAATTGATCCCATTGTTTAAATGGATTTGAGAAAGATTCTCTATAAATTCTATTTATATTATTCCATGGCAATTTTTCTTTATCAGTAACAGGATTATATAACTTCCATGATTCCCATGATGAAGTTTTAGTTTCATTTGCTTTTCTAAATGCTCCTAAAGGTATAACAAATCTTTTATCCCCCCATATTATAGGGATTAATGTCTCTGGAGATTCAGGGTATTGGTTAAGGTTATATTCTTTATTATTATTTCTAAATATTGCTAATAAAAATTCAATCGTAGGATATAACATTTGTTTGGTTTGGGTACCTACCCATCCATCAATTTGGACATTTGGGTCTGTTTTAGATGTAAATCTTTGAATTGCAAATATATCATCTCTGGTTAGTGGATTATTTTGGGAATTACCCTTACTCGCCCATATTGATGTTTTTTTATTGTTATTGAATTCATTAATTAATGGTTCACTTATTGTTTCTTTACCTTGTAATGAATTTATATCAATTGTAATATTTTTATCTGAAAGAAATTGGTGAAATGTATTCCATTTACTTGTAACTTGTTCAGGATTTTTCCTATTAACTGATTCTATATCTAATGGATTTTTATTCAATATTACAGGAGATACCAGATTTACTCCAGATACTACTCCAAATTGATTTTTTTTGGTAGGATCATCTTCTTCTTTATAATTAATAACAGCCATTATAATGTAAAATTACGTTTTGAAGTTATAGTACATGTTTCGGGATTATTTCCTAATTGAGTTTCTAAACTCTCTAACACAGTTAATGCATTGGTCATAGGTAATAATAATTTAGGAAAAGTAGCTGGAGTATTAGGTACAACCGGTTGAGAAGATAATTTTTGTAAAGATTGTGTAATTTGTTTTAAAGTAGATATTATGTCTTTTAATACTTGAACTGTTGTATTTCCTAATAATAAAGGTTCATTAGCAAGTTCTTCTTTTCCTAAAAATATTTTATCGGCTTGGGTAATAAACTTTTTAGTATCTATATTAACAGTTTCCTGGGAGTTCAAATTAATAGATTTAGCTGAACTTAATAATATATGATCCTTATATGAATTAAATACTAATCTACCTGAATCTAAAATTATTTGTTCTCCAGCATATTTATCTGGAGTAGTTGGTTGTTGTCCATCTGGGTAACTTATATAATTTGAGCTAGCAGCATTTAATGGAACATTTTGGGTACTAGTTAAGTAAATCGAAGAATTATCATTATTAATATTTTCGATTGTTGGGATCCATCCTTCTGGGGTTTGAGTTCCTTGTCCATTCCTAATTATAGTAATTGGATCACCATCTACTCCAGCATTTGACCAGTTATTTGGGGTTCCTTTAACTGTACTTCCTAAACGAATTGAATTTCCCCATCTTCCTTCATGTATAACATCTCCTTCAAATGGCAAAATAGGATGTATATTGGAACGTTCT